AGAATTTCGCTCACCGAATTCAGTACCCCGATGGCGGGGATCGGAGCTGAATTCGCGGGGGAAATTCCGGGGGACGATGTTGCGGGGGTTGCGGCCTGGGTCATTTGATCGTCTCGACGATTTGGGAAAGTTGGATGAGGAAATCCGCCAGCGCGCTGCCGGCTCCGATTTGTTTGAGATAGCCGGTCCACGAGCCGGCAGACGCCGCGGCGAATTCGCCCTGGATCGCGAGTTGGGCGGTGTGGATCGCGGTGTTGAGTGCTTGGTGCTGTGCGACGGTGATCTTCCCGGCCTGGGCGAGCGCGGTGACCTGCGTCGTCGCGACACCCAAAACGATTTCGTTGTCGTAAGCATCGCGAACCGACGCGCACGATGCCGCGATGAGGCAGATCGAAACGGCGGCGCAGATCAGCGTGAATTTTGATCTCATGGCTTTGTCCGGTTGGGCGGAAAGGGGACGGGAGTTGTCGGCGGTGTTGGGATGCTCGCGATGGCCTGCATTACCTCGGCATGGTTGGTGGCGGCCGGCGAGGTGCCACGCCAAGCCTGAACGATCTCGACGATGACTTTGAGCGCGGGGATGACAGCGAGCGTGATCAGGGTGGCGAGTGTCGCGAAGAGCGCGTCGATCGCAGCCGGTGTCCAGGGGCTGGTGATGATCGGCTGGGTTGTCTGGGCGATCAGGTGCATGGGTTGGGTGGTACTATGCCGATGGGGCTTTGAGTTTGTCAAGGGGCGCGGCGATCATCTCAGCCTCAATTAAATCCGCCGTCCAGCGCATTTGCTTCACCACCGCGCGGAAGTCCAGCGATGGATCGTCCAGGTGCAATCCGAGATTGAACGCGAAGTTGTTGGCGATCTGTCGGCAGGTTTTTTGTTGCTTTTCGTTCATCGGTTACTCCAGTCGAAGCTCGGTATGTTCTGGTCTTCGCTCGGCTCCAAGTCTCGCATCACATACCTCGCTTCGTCGTAATACAGGGTAGCGGTTCCTGGCGCTCCGTCCTTGTTTTTCTCCACGATCAATTCGATCAGGTGGTTCGGCACATACCCCGGCTCTTTTCTTCGGTAGTAGTCTTCGCGATGCAGGAGGATCGCGATGTCCGCGTCCTGGCCGAGCGTGCCCGAGTCGCGCAATCCGTCGAGCGTCGGCCTCGCTTCACTACTGCCGCCGTTGGTGCGATTCATCTGCGCTGCGGATATTCCCACGACATTCAAACTTTTCCAAAGCAGCTTCACGCCCTTGCTGATTTTGCCAAGCTCGATGTTGCGATTCTCGTCGCTCTGCCCGTCGATAAGGTGAAGGTGGTCGATCATAATCACCTGACATCCGTGCTTCGCTTTGAGCACATGAGCCGCAGCTTCAATATCGCTCAGCTTGCAGCTCGCGTCTTCAATCCAGATACCGAGTTTGGATAGTTCGGCGGCCGCCCTCTCTACCGAAGGCCACTCCTCGGCGCTTACCGTGTTGAACGCGATCCGGTTATTGGGGACAGCGCTCATCATGCTCAAAAGGTTCTGGCAGATTTTCAATCCGGCCTCCTCGATTGAGATCAGCCCGACCTTGATTTCCTGCCAAGCATAATTGTGCGCCAGCAATTTCAGGAGCGCTGATTTACCCATGTACGAGCGGCCGGCGATGATCACGTTCTGTCCCAGCGGCAATCCGCCGGTGATATCATCGAACGTCTTGATGGCTGTTGGCAGACGAGTGGCGTTCTTGGCGGTTCGCGCCGCAATCACCTCGGGAACGATCTGGCTGATGTGTCGTATGTTCGATGCCGATCCCTGCATCGCGACCTTCATCGCCTTCTCTGAAAATTTCATCAGCATCTCGGCCGGCGAGTCGATTAGATGCGGAGCGTATGCGTCGCGCAGGCACTCGTTGCTCAAGCTGATCAGGTGCCTCAGCATCGCCTTCTCGCGAATGATCTTGGCGTAGTATTCCACGTGCGCGGCGCTGGGGACCGTGTTGAGGCAGAGGCCAAGATATTTTGCGCCGCCCACCTCCTCGGCGAGCTGGCGCATTCCCAATTCCTCAAACAGCGTCACCGGGTCGAGCGGCGCTTTTTTGTCGAACATATCGATGATCACGTCGAAGATGATTTGATGATCCGCCTGATAAAAAGATTCGCGGTCAACGATGCCGCGAATAATGGGGACGGCGCTCTTGTCGAGCATGAGCGATCCGATCAAACACATTTCCGCTTGGATGGAATGAGGCGGGAGGCGGTCGAATTGCGCGGCTGTCGATGCGTCGATCAGGCTCATGGTCAAACCTCTCCGTAAAAGACGACGGGCTTGACGGTGCGCGGGTCGGTGCGCGGGCGCGGCGGCGGTGAGCCTGCACCGTGCTTGTTCGTCGCGCGCTCCATCCAGCCGTTGATAAATTTGGGCATCCCGACCGGAGTCTTGCGCTTCGTGGGGTTGGATCTTATCCAAAGCAAAGCCTTGCGTGCTTCGAGCAGGACATCGACGCCGACGAAGATCGATTGGAGCTCGGCCCGCTGAGATTCGCAAAACGGCCAAATCTCCTCGTCGGATTTCTTCCCCTTGATCACGGGAAATTCAAGCAGCGGCTTCTCCGTGGACGGCTGCTCGGCAGCCTCCGAGGAAATAAGTGGCGAAGGCGAAGGCGAAGGCGAAGGCGAAGGCGAAGGCGAAGGCGGTACATCTGCGCGCACGTGCGCGCAGATGCTATCACCATTGTTTTCAAATAGTTCTGTTTGCATTTGTTTTTGGGGGTTTGGGGGGTATTTGCTGTTTTTCGCCCGAGGTTCGCCTAATTTTAGGTAAACAAGATACGAACGACCGTCAACCACGTAGGTTTCGAGCAGTCCTGCTTTGACGCAGGAACGAAGCCAAAAATCAACATCCTTTTCGCTAACTCGGTCGAGCTGGAGCTTGAACAAATCCGCCCTCAGAATTTTGATTCTGGCGTCATACTTTCCGAAGTCATCAACGACGCTCATCAGGCGTCGATAGAAAACTTCTGCGCCTTGATCGAGGGAATTCACGGCGTCGCTGTTAATGATCCCCTCACGCAAAAATCTAGAAGGCATTGCCTCTTCCCATTCGGAATCGACGTGCGGCCGCCAATGCCTCGCGCGGTGCTTTAAGTGATCAGGCCGGTGGAGGCGTGATTACCCGCGCGAAGCATTGGAAGTCGCAAAGTCGATTCATTGATTCCGTCCAAACCACTTAAAGCGCCCGTCACGATACTTCCCCGCCGTCCGATTGCAAGTCAATTCGCCCGGTCAACCTTCCGCCGCGTGCTTGGCGGCGTAGGCGAGGAGGGCGTTCGCTGTTCTCGCTCGCTTTTCGCCGTATTCTTTCGACAAGCCTTCACACTGAATTTCTACTCCACCTCCAGACCAGACCGTTTCCGAAAACTCCCCGATCAGACGCCGGGCCTCGGCGAGGTCAGCGGTCAGAGCGACATTCTGCTCTCTGCATTCTTCAAGAAGCTGGTCGGAATAACTCACTTGATCCTCCCGTCCAGCGCATCCAACCGGCCCGCCGCAACCGCCGCGTAAAACTCCGCGAACCGATCCGGCGTGAATGACTTTCCGCCGCAAAACTTCTCCAGCGCGCTCGCCAGAAACGGCCATTTTATCGATCCGCCCTTGGGCGTCTTCTCTTTCGCGAGCCGCAGCAAGCCGTTCTGCCAGTCGTCTGAATCAAATAATTCCTTGGCCCGAATCTCCATCGCCTCGGCCTCGCTGATCTGAGAAGGGTCGGCATTGGGCGCCTGTGCTGCCTGGTTGTCATCCTTGGAAGCTATGGGCGCGGTTGCGGCGCCGGTCGGTTGCTTGGATGCCTGCTCTCGCACGTCGAGCATGTTGTGCAGGACGGCGAGCTTGCCGGTGCGTATACCCTCGAATGTTTCAGAGCCAGCCACCTTGAGGAACTTGGTCTGATCGAATCCGCTGCGCTGAACGCGGGATCGGATCGCCTGCACGTCTTCGGCTGAAATGAATCCGCCCTCAAGCCGGGCGTCGTCATCGGATTCCGTGACGATGTTCAGCGCGTCGCACAGCGCGCCTCGCTTCGCGTATGTTTTGGCTGACCCATCGGCCTGGGTGTCGCTTGTTCCGCCGGGCCCGCTGCCGATGCGCACCGTAAACTCATTCTGCTGGGAATGCCCGGAGATGTGCGACAGGACGCATACAGAGCACAGCCGGCCCGCCGCGGCCTCCCTCGTTGTGAAGCTCACGCCGAACCCATGCTTGATCAGATAAGGTCCGATCTGATCCATGATGTCCTCGAAGGGGGCGTAGGTGTATCGCAGTCCTCCGCCCTTCTGTGGAGCATTGTGGACGGCCTTCATCTTCATCACGCGCGGCATCTCGGCCTGGAGTGCCGCGAACGCTGAGAAGAAATCCTTTCGGCCCTGCTCGGCGTCCATCATCATCTTGAGCTTGCAGAGCTTTTCCAGACCGTCTGGCGTGATCCCTTTGTCGATGCCCGCCATGATCATGGAATCGACCGATGGACCGGCGACGGCGAGCGTCTGCGGGGTTGAGGTTGCGAGGTCATTCATGGTTATTTTCCTTTGCAGTCGGGGCAGTTTCCGAGGAAGTTGTGGTTGGTCGCGTCGTCAAATTCGATTTCCGTCCAGCCGGCGGCCTCGGCTTCGACTTTGTCTTTGAAGCTCACGAAGTCTTCTCCGTTCTCGCAGTTCCGGCAGTCGATCGAGAATGGAATTTCGTCGATATCGACAACGCCGGCGCCGCCGCATTGCTCGCATCCGATTTTATCTTCGTACGCATTTGGTCCGGAGCACGATGGGCATGTCACATTTTCGCTCATTTTGATTTCCTGTAAAAAAACCCCGCCGCTGGGCCTCACTGCCTTGGGCGCGTCCGCTTTTTCGGGGAGCACCGTCAGCGGCGGGAGTCTATTCGGCCAGTCTCTTGCATTCAAAGTAGATTCGCTTGCATGCCATAACGTCGGCCATCGCATCGTGCGCCTTGTCGAAGCCCTCTCCGAAAAGATGCTGGTGAGCCTCGATCAGCTTCGGCATCTTGAACTTGTCGAAGCCGGCGGCAAGCATCTTGGGAGTCGGGGGCATCTTGCAGATCGGCGTCGTCATGGCGGCGGTGCATTCCCAAGAGTACGCTTGGCCGGTCCACGATCGACGTAGCCGGCTCGCCTCGATTTCGAGCATTCGGTTATCGAACGAGATGTTATGCGCCACGCCCACTTCGCATTTGTTCCGCATTTCCATCATCAGCGACAATGCGAGCTCGATCGGTATACCGAACGTGTCGCAATCCTCATTGCTGATGCCGTTGATCGCCTGGAGTTCTTCGCCGATGATCCAGCCGTCGCGCGAAATCAGCGTGTTGAGCGTTGATTTAACGTTTCCAGCCTCGTTACAGATCATCGCCGCGATCTGCACGATATGCGGCTGGGCTCGGTCGTTGTTCGGCGCGCGGAAGTTCGGCAGGCCGTTTGTCTCAGTATCGAAGAATAAGATGGCGCTCATTTGGTCCTTTGATGCGGGTCGCGCCCGCTGTTGAGTGTCACGAGTTTTTGGTATGCGAGACTCAGCTTGGCGTTGAAGGTCAGAAGGGCCTCGTCGATCGCGGCCATCGCGGCCTCGTCGCGTTCGACGGTGAGTACCAGCGACGGGAATCCTCGGCAGTAACTTACGAATTTCCACTCCTTCGCCCCGGTCACGTACATTGATCCGTGGACCTGGGCGGCGTAATCCTTTGGCAGTTCGTTCGCTATCAGGTACGCGCAGTGAGTGCTCGGCAGCGGGGATTTGATCTCGACGCCAGCACCATCCTCCAGCCATCCATCCGGCGAACATCCCACCGATCCGTCGTCTGTGGTGATAAAGCCGGGCCGCTGAATCTCGCAATCCCACAGCAGCTCGAACATCGGTATCACCTCTTGCTCGAGGATGTTGCCCTGGTCGGTCTGTGCGTTGCCGCTGAAGGTGATAATCGGATGGCCCAGCCATCTCTCGGCCAACTTCCGAGCGAGGTATGTATTCACCCCGTCGCCGGTTCGGATTTTCCAGAGCGGAGTTACCAGCGAATCAAATTCGCTGGCAGTGGGAATGCCTGCTCGGCAGGCGAACCACTCGGGGGTCTGTTGTTTGCAGTCGATGATTTTCATTATGCAATTTCCCTTCAAGGCCGCCTCGTCCAGTTAGGACGGTGAAAGCGGCTGTTTCCCGGCATTGCTAGGCGCCCGCCGGGTATTTCGTCATTCGTCTTCAGGATCGGGGACGATCATCTTCGCCTTGACCTTTTCGGATCGCGGCTTGATCTCCACTTCGATAGATTCGTGCCGGAATTTGGTGATGCCGGCGGCGTGCAGCATCTCGACCAGAGCGGCCTGCGTTTCGTCTTCCTGGGCCTTAGACTCGTGCAACGCTTCAGCCCGATCCTCCCTGATCTTGATGAGCGCCTTCGCCGTCTTCATAATCTTCTTGTGCTCCGGCGAGTCGTCCAATTCGGGGAACATCTCGGCCTGTTCTTCGGTCGGAATTCTCTTTGCCATTGTCTCAATTCTGCCGCTGGGCGGCGTTGGGGGTTGTTGCTTAATCAGTTCGGCGTTGCGTACCTCGCAAACCATTTTCGCGTCGTCGATGTCCTTAAATACCCAATCGGTCTGCGTGTGCGTCACGAGCTCTGCAACCTCGCCAGATATCTCGTATTTCCCGCCATCGATAAACTTGATGCGAAACTCGGCCCTGCGGTTTCCATCTGGATTGAGGATGCCGGCGGTGTTTGCGGCGCTGATACCAAATCCACTGGTCCTCCAGAACAGCGTCCACTCTCTCTCGATATTGGGCTCTTGCGTTGGTTGCATGATTCACATTTGTAGGGCGAGTTGTCGGCTCGGTTCGGCCTGCATTTGCGCCATCCTCCTGACGATGATCTCTGCGCCCATGCGGTCGGAGTAACGCTTGCGGCCGGATTGATCGACGATCTGAGAATCATCGACCCACAGAATCCCGGTCAGCGCGTCCTCGGTGGACCTGATGAGCTTCGTGGTGTCCGGCTTGCCGCATGGAAATTCAGGAGCCGACGCCTTGATGGATCGCGCGTTCTTTCCGCTGCCGTAATGGCTCTTTGGCCTGGGCAGGTAAAAAGTAAAGTCCACGCTGATCGCCTCGCGCGTTGGCTCTCCGCGGTACTGATCGGCGGCCACGAATGACACCGCCGTCTTCCACGGCTTCGCCTTTGAGTTCGCGTCGGTGATGATCGCGCGGCCCATCTTCTTTATGTAGAAGGCTCGCTTGGAGCCGCCGGGCTGGGGGAGGCCGGGGACGAAGATTCGGAGTTCGGCGAAGGCTGTTAGCGATTGCATTTCATGGCCTCTTCGAGATTAATCTTGGTCCGCTCGATATCCTGAATCTTTCTCACCGCCTCGCCCAGACACCGCGTCTCTTCGTTCGTCAACTCATGCCTAACGCCGTCGTGCGTGATAACGTCGCAACGCAAGCCGAGCATGATGATGTGGCGGATTTCTCGTGGGTCGATCATCTGGTTTGGTCCGTAAGCATCAGCGGCATCTGGCCGGTCACAAGAAACGACTTGATCTCTGGCAGAAGCTTTTCGCCTATCGTCATGCCGTCGGGCATCACGATATGGGCCATGAACGCCTCGTCGAATTCCTCGATCTTGCAATCCACGGCCTCCAACTTGGCCTTTATCGTCAACAGAAGCGCTCTCCACCGCTGCCGGCAAGCTTGTTCCCACATCGCTGTCGCTTGAGACGGGGTTCGGTCGTAGGGATACCGAGTGGTTTTCGTGTACGCCCTGTCCTTTGGGTCCGGCAGTGGAAGCGTGAATCGAATCGATCGACCGTTGATCGTAAATCCGATCTTTGCAAAGTTCCCGGCCCAGCCGCTGGCGAAGTCGGTGGCATTATATTTTCGCAGTACGGTTTCAATTTCCGCTCGGGATTTCTCCACCGTAACCTTGGTGTCTTTTGCGTATTCAGGCATGGCTCTGCGCCTCCTGCCATCGTTCCTCAAGCATGATTTTGAGTCCTTTGGTGTCGGGGAAGCCGAGGCGAACCGTGCCACGCTTAATGCGGCAGATCATCACGGTTATTCCAGATACTTCCGTCGATTCGTTGAGGCGAAGGATGACGGCGGGCGCGTCGCCGACGCGGAGCCACGTAGACGAATCTGAGATGCCGACGACGCGAAAGCGCTCGTCGCCGATTCGCACGGACTGGTTCAATCTTCTGGATAGGAGGAGCATGTGTTCCGTGATGGAAGTTGGTTTGTTGAGCGGGTTATTTCTTCTTCGGCTTCTTGTCGAAAGCGTCGGCGATCTGGTCTGCGGTCAAACCGAACGCCCTGGTCACCTTCGGTAGAAGGTTTACGCCCGGCCACGTCCTGCCTTGATCCCAATTCGCGACGGTGCTGATACTCACGCCGATTTCATCGGCTATCTGTCCCTGCGTCTTTTTGAGCTTTGTCCGCTGCGTCAGGAAGATGCTGGTTCCGGTTGCCATTTTTATCTCAACTTTCCCGGGCTAGGCGGCGATCATTCGTTCTATCATTTTCAACGCTTCGGCCTGAATGTGTTCGACGGTGGGCCTGAGAACCTTTTCCGCCGCAGCCCGCGCCGCATCCCACGCCGCAGCCCGCGCCGCAGCCCGCGCCGCAGCCCCCGCCGCATCCCACGCCGCATCCCACGCCGCATCCATCGCCGCAGCCCGCGCCGCAGCCCGCGCCGCAGCCCGCGCCGCATCCCACGCCGCATCCCACGCCGCAGCCCCCGCCGCATCCCACGCCGCAGCCCACGCCGCATCCATCGCCGCAGCCCCCGCCGCAGCCCACGCCGCATCCCACGCCGCAGCCCCCGCCGCAGCCCCCGCCGCAGCCCACGCCGCATCCCACGCCTCAGCGCCCGCCGCATCCCACGCCGCATCCCCCGCCGCAGCCGCGTGAACTCTGGCTGCGTTAAAAAACGACTTCGCGCCTTTCAATGACTCTGGCGAAGCGAAGGGCGGCAGATTTTGAATTGCATCTGCGTCTTCGTTCAACTTCGCTAGACGAAGAAATGCCGGGAGTAATTGACGACACATAAAATCCGTCGCCATCCAAGCCCGCCTTTGCTGAATCTCATCCGTAGACGCCGTGCCAATTATCTTCGGCAGAATCGGCTTTAAGATTCGGTTGCGATCAGAATCGTTCATCCCGTCATTCCAAGATCGGATGAAACTGGCGATAACTGGGCATGTGCAGTCGGGGTGATCACTGAATTCTTCGTGAGCCATATAGCTAACAAGTTCCATCGCGCTGAAACCTTCGTTAGGGCCCCCATGCGATCCGCGTTTCAGTTGAATTTTGTCAATGTCGATTGTTTGCATGTGCGGAAAGATACGGCAACATTATTTTCCTGCAATAGCTAAATCACAGAATTCTGTTATTCGATCACACGATTCTGTGATAACATTTTCCTGTAATTGGGGTAACGATCAAAGAAAAATAATTGCAGGATCGTGTAATTGATCTCCGATACCTCCTGCATGGAAACACAAAACGATCTTGCGGCGGCGATGTGCGAACTGTTCACGATGACGATGGGATTCGAGCCTGACGGGGGCCGGCTGAGTGCGGCGGTCACTCAGTTGGAGTGCGATCTGGGCGAGCGCGATCCTGATTCGGTTGGGGAGATTTCCGAGCGGTGGGAATGATCAAAGCGGGTATAACTGGTTTAGCTCGTCCCTGCGTCTTTTTGAGCTTTGTCCGCTGCGTCAGGAAGATGCTGGTTCCGGTTGCCATTTTTATCTCAACTTTCC